GCTTCGTCAGGTATGGGGCTTGTGCCATGGTGGTGACCGTTGAAGGTTGAGCGCATGGCGGACATGGTCTTTGCGCCACCCTGATCAGCAATCTCGCCGTCGGCCGTGATGTTTCCGGTGCAATGAAGATCCGGTGCTTCAATGCGGACCAGGTGAGGGCTTTTGATGTGAATGCCCGAGCTGGTCAGGAGAACAACCTGCCCCTTGTCATCACTGAGCGCAACGTCACCAGCATCCAGCGCCTTCATGCGATACGTCTGGTTGTTGGTCGCAATGACGATGCCTTTCGATTGATCGCCACCAAGAAAGAGCACCGTGCAATCCGTGCCCTTTGGTGGATTGCTCGTAAAGCCATATTCAGCCAGTCGCGGGACGCTGTCGTTCGTTTGAAGGCTGCTCAAGTGAACTTGCAGGAGCTGGACGGCGCCTCTGTCATCGATCATCTCAATACGGGCTGGCGCGACGATGTGCAGGATGCGTAGCCACATTCTTTCAATTGCGAATTTCATGCTGGTGCTTTCACAAGGGCTTGACGTCAGGCCATGTCTGGATGACCACAGGGGGAAGCGAGAAGGCTTCAGTCGGCATCAGCACCATTTCGCAGTGCGTGCCTTTTTCATCTCGCAAATAGCTGATCTCAGAGATGAGCAGCTCACGTTGACTTGGGATGTTCAGGCTGGGGGCCTCGATGCCGATGAGCGTGTTGATCGAGTACAAGATGTCAGCGGCATCACGCCACGCGTCCGTGATCAACGTGACCCTTTGAGACCGGCCATAGCGGCGGCTTTTCTCCCACTCGGCACGTTTCTGGCGTAGATCCAAATCGACGCCAGTGGCTTCCATCACCACAAACAGATTGCGGTAACGGGTAACGTCCGTGTCTGAGACCTTGGTCACCAGGAAGCTCAATTTGCCGGTGTCCTGATAGACATTGGTGCTCAGGCTGAAAACACTGATCTCTTGAAACCGAAGGCTTGTGCTGTAGCTTGCCTGGGCACGTTCAATATTTACGCCCTCTGCAAGTCCGCCATAGTGCCGTGCCGTTGATGTCGCTCGGCTGAGGTGAAGCGAGCCATCGGGCAGCTCGTAGGCCAGCATGCCGCGGTACCTGCACATGTATTCAATGACCGAATACGCCGTGTCACCGTAAGTAATATTGAAGGTCGGAATGAAGGGGCCTCTGTCTTGGCCAGGAGCGCTTGAAACACTGATGTCGTATGGCTTGGCCAGCTTCCGGGCGACCTGAAGAATGTCGCTGTCGGTCATCTGGCCACCCGGCCAGATAGCACTGCAGTCAACCAGGTCCTGGCACTTGCCCCGTCCGCCTATGGTGATGAAGTGGGAGTCTTTGTCGATGCTTGGCGTAATGCTGTCGATGTAGCCAGTCAATACCAGGTCATCACCCAGCATGATCTGGCACTCATCGCCAAGACTGAAATGATCATGCAGCGGTTTGAACTCTTTGCCGATGGGTGTTGGCTTCCTTGAAGGAAACCCAGCAGCCATGACGATCTCGAAGTCATTGGGGCAACGCTCGATGCCACACGTCACCCTGGAGCGCAGCCAGCCACCAATGCGTTTGTCGTTGACGATGATCGTCAGCTCATTCGGGTCAGGTGCGCGGCGAGCCGTGACCGAAATAGACGGCAGACCGATAGTCTGGGTGTCCATGCCGCTCATTGACCTGCTCCCAATCCGTCCATGGACTTGTGCACACTTGGAGACGTGCCATATCTCCAATTTGCCGAGGTACCGGGCGGTGCGTTCTTGAATTCAATTTGCACTTCAACTTGTTGAGGCGCTGATGCTGGAGAACCAGGCTGCGGTGTCGCACCCATTCTGGAAAGTTCGCGAGCAATGGCTGCTCGGTCTGCGGGGTCCGTGGCTTTGCTCAGCTCCTGCTGCAGGATGCCGAAGGCATCGGCGCTTTGAGATCTCGGTGGTACATACCACTTGTCAGGAATGCCACCTTGGCTGTAGCTGTCCTTCGACCCCTTGGTCGGGGCTTGCGAACCTGTTGACCGTGCGGGATTTGTCGCTGCACTCGGCGATCCCCAGGAGCCATTGGCCCCACCCGTAGCCCAGGACCCCGTGGCTCCGCCCTTGTGCATCTGGCCTCGAAGATCCCGGACGCTTTCTTCGTTCTCATTGGCCTGTCGTTCCATTGCCCCTGTGATGTCGGGGCTGTGCTTGTCTAATGTCGTGCCCACAAGACCCTTCACTGAGCCCCAGAGACGATTTACTGAATTGTTGAACTGCTCGTTCTTTTTGAGTTGCTGCTCATCGCGTACCAATCCAGCTTTCTTTGCTTCGGCCTGCAGCGCGTCGAGGCTTGCAGGCCCATCGCGCAACATAGGCGCGATGTCTTGCACACCGAACATGCCCGCCACCACGTTTTGCGCTTGCGGGTCATTTTGATTGGCCAGGAGGCGAGATACCTCCTTGAGCATGGCCATGGTGTCGATGGTGCCGTCGCGCTTGTATTGAAAGCCCATGCCTTTGGCCTGCATGAATGAGCGCAACTGGTCGTTGCGGCCATAACGTGCGTTCTGAAGGCTGCCGGCCAGAGCAGCCAAATTGCCTTCAGCTGCGTTGGGGTCGAGGCCAGAGAGTTCGGCTGCTCCGCGGAGCCCTTGCAATTGGCTCGGATCAACACCAATCGTGCGGGCGCCGCGCAGTGCTGAAAAGCCTTCCTGACTCCAATTGCTCGCAAACTTGGCGACCCCAGCAGCCGAGGCGATGCCAAGCAAGCTTGCCGCGGGGGCGAAGTTGTTGGCAAGGTCTCGGCCGATTTTGCCGACATGACCGAGCGATGAGCCAAGGCGGTCCAATGCTTTGCCCTGACCCTCGCTCATGCGCTCCGTTTCACGATTGAGCCGCTTCGCCGGGGCCATCATTCCTTCAAACTGAGCACGGACCTTCTTTGCTACTGGTGTGAACTGGTCACGGCCCAATATCGTGATTTCAAATTTATTGTTGGCCATCGCGAGTCATCCTTTCGAACTGTGCTTTCCAGAACATCAGCTCTGAGCCAGTGAGTCCCCAGACTTCGCTGGGAGCCCATCGGAAGGCGAAGACGCATTCAGCAGCGAGGTCGCCGAGCCCATTGGGGTAGCGCTGCTGAATTGGTCGAAAAAAAGCTGACAGCCCGCCAGGTCGCGCTGGCACAACTGCTCAACGACACGTGCAGGCACAGCTGCGGTTTGTTGGACCAGAGACATGAGAACGCCAATGTCGTCAGGCTCGCTCATGGCTTTGCGAAGTTGACCCGCAGTGGGCTCCCGCAATGTCAAGGTTGCGTATTCAATCGCGGCGTCACCGCGACCGATGGTGATGGGCTTGAGCAGGTCAATGACGTGCTCGTCCGCAATGGGGTTCATGGGCTTTCCTTTGTTGATGGGGGTGGTGCAGTGAAGCGAGGAGTCCCGCTGGTATCAGCGGACTTCAGACGACACCAGGCCAACGCGCAGCCCATCTGTAGGGCCGCCGACTATCGTGACGGTCACACCACGTTGGTCCGGGGCTTCTGGTCGCTGTGATTCGCTCACGCTGGCCGGAGGTTCAGGTTTGAGCACCGGCCCTTCATGGCTCACACCATGTGACTTCAGCTCATCAACCAGGGTGTTGAAGAGGGGGAGCACACGCTTGAACCAGCGGTCGTTGTCGTAGTTCTCAGAGGTCCTGTGCATTGCGCCGTCGTTGAGCTGCACGACAACTTCCGTGCTCTTTCTGATCTTGTTGCGCACGTAGTCGAGCAAGGTCGGGCGCTCGCCAAGGCGATGAGCAATGGCGTCGTGCACCATCGCTGCCGCTTCCATTTGCGCCAGATGCTGAAAGAAGTCGTCGACCCCCTTGAGGAGGTATCGATGCTGGACGCTGTTGAACCATTCGTCCGCGGCGACCTTCGCAATTTGCAGCTTCGCCCGCTCTGCCAAATCAATCTTTTGTTGAAGCTCGGAGATTTCGTGATCAAGCAACGCCAGAGCATCTTCGGCCACCTTGCGCTTGTGAATCGCCTCGCCGGCACGTTGATCGAGGGCGGCGATCTGAGAGTCAATCTCCTTGTAGTCCGGCTCCGTCTTGTCGATGAAGGCGCGTGCGGCCAGGTCTTCGCGAAACCGCACAAGGCATGCCCTTTCAGCAGAGAAGTTTTCACCGGCTTGGGATGCCGAAAGTGCGCGGATGCGATCCTGTTGGAGCTGTGCCATCTTTTGCTGATCGGCTTCGATGGACGCCTGATGGCTCTTGAGTTCAGTGGTTTTCATGAGGTTCTTACTTTGGGTTGAGGCCACGGCGGCCAGAGGGGTCAGCTCAAAACGAGCATGCGAGCGTTATGCATGGCTTCGATCAACGTAGGCAGGGTGAAGCTGTCGTCGAAGCGAAGGGCAGGAGCATTGAATGCCCCCTTGAAATAGGCCCAGGCAGTCACCGTGCCGCCTTTGGGATCGGCAGGGACAGCAAGGACGGCACACGGCACGGCGCTGCCATCAGTAGCAGTGGCCGCCGCAAGGCGGTAGTGGGCAGTGGTGGAAACGAGCCCGAGCACTGCACCACGGGGCAGGGCTTCAGCTCCCTCCAACGTGATGGCGGCAGAGACGATGGCCTTTTCGCCAACCAATGAATCTGCGTGGATTTCCTGGTTCCGAATGGCTTCAAGATAGGTAGTCATTGCTGACCTATCAGGTCGGGTCGTCAGCAGAAAGTGCCGAGGACATGGTCTTGATGAAGATGCCGTAGTCGCGCAATGCCGCGGTCAAAGTCGACAGCGTCCAAGAGGCGTCATAGGTCATGCGGTTGGCGAAAAATTCGCCGGCGAGGTAGGCGGATGTGACGACAGGCCCAGCGCTGGCGTTTGCATCGTCTGCCAGCACCGCTACGGGTACTTGGCTGCCATCAGAGGCGGTCGCCACCGATTTGATGAAGTTGCGCGTTGACGTGACTTGACCAAGCACCGTGCCGCGTGCGAGCGAGCCAGATGCCAGGGTGATGGATGAAGTCACCAAGCCGAAGCGGACAGCGATGAGCTGATCGGTCACGTAACGAGTCGAGGCATAGCCGGCTTGTCCAGACGGGTTGTCTTGAACGGTAGAGGGGTTCAGTGGTGGCATGTTGACTTTCTGAATCAGAGGGTTGACGGTGTTGCGGCATCAGCCTTTGACGCATCAACACGGGCGAAAAATTGCTGCAGATCCAGCAAAGCAGCACCGTCAACGGATGGCGCGGTTGCAGCTGGTG